GTACATACCTCTACACAGGTACAGGTGCAACTCAAACCATCACCAACGGAATTGATCTTGCTGGTGAGGGTGGGTTGGTTTGGAGTAAAGCTAGAAGCAATCCTTACGATAACTATTTATTTGATACTGCTCGTGGTGCAAACAACTACCTTAATTCTAATGCTACAGGCGCACAAAACCGTGACGGCGTTTATACAAATCTTCTTACGGCATTTAACGCTGATGGTTTTTCGTTGGGCGCGGATTCCCTTGGGTCAATCAACGTAAACTCCGTTACCTACGCCTCATGGACATTCCGCAAGCAGCCGAAATTCTTTGATGTTGTGACGTATACGGGGACAGGTAGCAACCGTACCATAGCGCATGATCTTGGTTCTGTTCCTGGTTGCATCATTGTAAAAAGAACTAATGCATCAGGCGATTGGCAGGTGTATCACAGAGCCAACACAACTAACCCTGAGACTGATTATCTTGTCCTGAACAGCACAGCAGCTACGGCAGATTCAGACACACGATGGAATGACACACTGCCTACCTCAACAGTCTTTTCTCTCGGTACAGAGGCAACTGTCAACGCTTCAGGCGGCACATACGTCGCCTACCTATTCGCCCACGATGCAGGCGGCTTTGGTCTGACGGGTTTGGACAATGTTATAAGCTGTGGGAGTTATACGGGCAATGGCTCTGCAACTGGGCCTGTAATTACGCTTGGATATGAGCCTCAGTGGGTTATGGTTAAGCGAGCAACCGTAAGCACTGGACAGTGGGAGATTTATGATTCAATGCGCGGTTTAACGATGGGCAACGATGCTATTCTCAGGCCTAACACAAGCGGAGCCGAGGTTACGGCAGTAAATCGTATTAACCCAACATCAACAGGATTTCAACCAGCCGATAGTGACAGTGACGTAAACGCAAACGGCTCCGACTACATCTACATAGCCATACGCCGTGGCCCAATGAAAGTGCCAACGAGTGGGACGAGTGTGTTTAGTCCAACGCTTGTTACAGGCAACGGCACAACTGACAGGCAAATAACTGGTGTAGGTTTTCCCCCCGATTTGCTAATCGGAAAAAGAAGGGGAACATCATTACAGCCTTTATGGTATGACAAGCTAAGAGGAAAGTTAAAATGGCTTGAATCTAGTGCAACTGCTGCGGAACAAACTGCTGGGGGTGGAAACGAAGGCTTAATGTTGCAAGATGGTTTTGTTGTTGACAGCAGCTACGGCAGTTTAAATACAAATCCAATTACTTATGTTAATTGGGTTTTACGCCGCGCCCCAGGCTTCTTTGATGAGGTTTGTTATACGGGTAATGCTGGCCCAACAGGAGTTCCTTCATCTAATCAAACAATTAATCATAATTTAACTGTTGCACCAGAATTGATAATAACAAAAGATCGTAGTCTAGGTTCTACTAATTGGACTACATGGAATGCTTCAAAAATACTTACACTAAACACATCAGATAGTGCGTTTTCAACTACCACTAATTACATTTCAACTGTTGGCGCAAATAGTTTTGTTGTAAATAATCCCAGCAATGCAGCATTTGATTGCAATACTTCAGGTTCAACCTATGTTGCCTACCTATTCGCCACACTCGCTGGAGTCTCCAAAGTCGGCAGCTACACAGGCAACGGAAGCAGTCAAACTATTAACTGCGGCTTTACAGGTGGTGCGAGGTTTGTGCTAATCAAAAAGACAAGCGGCACTGGTGACTGGGCAGTGTTCGACAGCGCACGGGGGATTGTGTCGGGCAACGATCCCTATCTTGAACTTAACACTACGGCAGCAGAGCAAACTGGTCAAGATGCGGTGGATACAGATAGCACCGGCTTTATCGTAAATGAAACAACAGAAAGCCTGAACGCATCCGGCGGCACTTACATCTTTTTGGCTATCGCGTAAGGAATAAATCATGCAAATCAGAGTTAAAGCTACAGGCGCGGTGATGTACGAAGCAGAGTTTCGCGCATACATTAAAAGCACAAGCGGCGCATCGTGGAATCAAACAACTGACGAGATACTACAATCTCTGGGTGCTGATGTAGTCTTTGAAGGCGCACAAGCCACTGGCGGCACAGTGTATCAATACAGCCAGCGTGACGGTGTAGAGGAAGTTGGTGGTAAGTGGTACACAAAGTATATCCTTGGCCCCGTCTTCACTGACAACGAAGTCGCTACAGCGGCAGAGCAAGAGGCTGCTTACAAAGCCATGAAGGATGCAGAGTTTGCCACAAATGCACGATCACAGCGTGATAAACTATTGGCTGAGTCAGACTGGACGCAGGTAATTGACGCGCCAGTTAACCAAGAAGCGTGGGCAACGTACAGGCAATCACTACGCAACGTGCCACAGCAAGATGGCTTCCCTACTACGATTGTTTGGCCTGTAAAACCGGAGTAAAACATGGCAACACTATCTGGAATCATTACGCCGTCAAATGTGCTTACAGAAAGCAGCACGGCTACGCTGACGAACAAGACAATTAACTTAACGTCAAACACTTTAGTTGCTACGTCCGCGCAACTAGCCGCTGCGGTCACAGACGAGACAGGTTCAGGTGCTTTGGTATTTGCTACCAGCCCAACGCTGGTTACTCCGGTGCTTGGCACACCTTCTAGCGGCACACTCTCATCTTGTACTGTAGACGGCACAGACGCTGTGGGCTTTAGGAATATCCCGCAAAACTCGCAGTCTGCGGCGTACACACTGGTTCTGACAGACGCTGGCAAGCACATATTTCACCCATCTGCCGATACCACGGCGCGTACCTTTACGATCCCAGCTAACAGCTCGGTGGCTTACCCACTAGGTACAGCGATTACGTTCATCAACCAGAACGGCGCGGGTGTTATTACCATTGCCATTACAAGTGACACGATGCGTCTTGCTGGGGCGGGAACTACAGGGTCGAGGACACTTGCTGCAAACGGCGTAGCCACATGTATTAAAATAACAGCAACAGAGTGGATAATTTCAGGAACGGGGTTGACTTGATATGAGTTCTAATCAACAAGCCTTACTAGGGGTTTCAGCAGAAAAAACTGCATCCTTTATTGCTAATTTAAATCTGACTACACATGAGTGGAGCATGCAGTCTTGCGTTTGCGACACAGACAAAAACATGTATGCGTTTGGCAGCCAAAATGGGCAAGCTATACTTATTAAGTACAATAGAAAGGGCGAGTTGGTATTTCAAAAAATATTTTCTGTTGCTTTAGGTGGCACTCTTGCAATAGATAGCAGCAACATTATATATGTTGTAGGCAATGTTGGTGCAAATATTTATGTTGTAAAAATAAACACTTCTGGGACAGTGATTAGTTCACACATAATAAGTAGCGGCGGGTCTAACCCAATAGCAAAAATTGTTGAAAGTACTTTGGTTATATCTGCAACGCACTCATCTGCGGGAATAAACTTTATTGGTTTTGATACTTCAGCCAATACGATTAGTTGGCAGCATCGTTGGCAAGATAGCAGTAAAAGTTTTAGTGCTACCGCCGTAGTTGAATCTCCAAGTTTTATCTATTTCCACGGGCAAGTAAGCGGATCAGGAGTAAATCATTCCTTCATGGCGCAATTGTCTAAGGGAGGCACTATAAACTGGCAACGAGGAGCTTCAAGCTCCTCACAAGCAGGCGGTGCATTCGCTGACAGTTCAAATAACTTTTACATTGCAACCAGGGCTAATTCTGGTTCCCTAACATCAATATCAAAATTTGATTCATCGTTTAACGGGGTGACGGGAGTTACATCAAACGTATTTGTTACAATTGACAGCTTTGTAGGCGATGGCTTTGATAACTTTTACGCTGCTGGAGAAACCGGAGCCGTTCAATCGGGATATGTAGCAAAAGTTGACACATCGTTAACTTTTTCAAATCAAAGGTCTATGTTCATAACAGGTCGCCCAACAAATCAAAACCTTTTATACAAAAACATAACTATTTCTGGCGACAACTTTTTTGCGGTAGGGTCAGCAAATGATGGAGCTTTAACTTACAGTCGATATGGAAGTGCGTTAAGCGCACCGTTGGATGGTAGTAAAACAGGTAATTATACAGTTGCTCGTTACCCATCAGAAACGTACACTTTTCAATATCAGTCGGTAGCTATTACATACGGATCGCCATTTACTCCTAGCACATTTAGTTTTGGTAGTCTTCCGGGGCTGTCCGTGTCTGTTAGTAGCTCGTCTGTAACAGTCTCAGACGCTTCTGGTGTATCTACAATAACCTTAATTCCTTAGTACGTTGTGAGGTCGCTATGCAATACGCTCAATTAAATCCAGACAACAGCTATAGTCACCAGATCACGACTACCGGCAACGTCTTGTGGGATGAAAACAATTATTGTTCTGCTGAAGCACTTTTTAAAGACAACAAGGATAAACAATTTAACGTGGTCGAGCTGTACGAAACTGCCTTGCCTCAAATTGATTCACTGACACACACAGTAATGCGCGATGGCGGTGAGTTCGTAAATGGTCGCTGGCAGTATCGCTGGAGTGTTAACCAAAAAACCTCTGAACAAGTAGCGATCGAACAAGTCGAGCGTCTAGCACAACTGCAAGCCGAAGCAAGAGCGCAGCGCAACCAATTACTAACGGCATCAGACTGGACACAGGTTGCTGATGCCCCTGTAGACAAAGCAGCGTGGGCTACCTACCGTCAAGAGTTAAGAGACATCAGCGCACAGGAAGGATTTCCTTGGACAATAGAGTGGCCTACGCAGCCAGTGTGAGGTGAGCTATGGAC